TTTGGCCCAATACAAGAACATGCCCATAACATCATATTCCGTGCCCACTGCTGGAAGTGCTTGTGCAGTTTGCAGGAAGACTGTGAGAAGGTTGCTGTTGAGCATCTTCTCGGCTGGCAGTTGACCATCCGTCAACTTGAATTCCAGCATAGCTTTACGCAGTTCTACTGGGTCAACTGCGACTTCTTCTCGACGATCACGATTGAGAATGGTGCCCGCAGATTGGAACTGCAGCGTGTTTGCTTTGATGACTTCCTTCACAGGCGTCATGAACTGGTACTCAATCGCCAACGAGCAAAGCTGCTGACGAGAGTTGGAGTTATTCATCGTGGTCTCGAATTCCGTCTTGGTCTTGTTGCCTTTCTGGAATTGTCCACGATCTACCTTGTTCTGGCCCGTGGCTTGGTCAGCCATTGCAGAAATCATTTCTGACATCTGAATGTTCGTTCCACTGTTGTCTTCTCTGTAAGGAATCTGATAGATGGCACGTGCCATCGTGTTGTCATCCTTTGCGAGAGAAGCATTGCGCAGCGGAATGCGGCTGACAGAAGACACCGCGTCAATGTCCTTCTTGTCAATCAAACGAGGATTGTAGATGAGGCGGTCAAAGACCAGTCTGCGCTTGGATTCCAGCGAGATATTCCACAGCGCACTGGACATGTCTTGGAATGGCAGAGCATTATCCAGCATGGACTGCGTCTGATAACCAAGGCCATCTTCATACGGCTGCATGATGAACGCAGGCAGATAGTCATAGCCCACATTCATTTCTTCTGCGAAGATCACATGCTGCCAGTTCACGATGATGGCGTGATAGATCTTAACTTGGTTGCCACGGGCACCAAAGTCAGAGGGCAATGCACGGCAGTAGAAGTGCGTGAGCAGATAGTGGTCACGATAGGACAGTTTGCCCTGATTGGAGCCAGTGATTCCCATCCAGCGGCCCCAATTGCTGCCACCAAAGTCAACTTGGCTCAGATTCAGGTACTGGTTGATTTCTGGCGTGTAATAACTCGTGGCGCTGGTCTCATCTGCCGTATTGCCAGAGAAAGAAGACTGGAATGCTTCCGCGGCTGAGGTAGTTTTCTGGTTATCCAGCACCGAGAACAGCTTTTTCAGCTGCACACGGCTGATAATCTTGTTGTGCCCGAAGAATTCACCCTCAGTATGCAGGTCTGCCGGGGCAACTGTCATATCCATGAAGCAGTTGTACGGATCAATATGCTTGATGCAGTTGCCACCGTAAGAATACTCCCGCAGCGCAGCCAATCCAGCAGATGAGATGTTCGTGTCCGTGACTACGGTCTTCAGCGGCGTTTTTTCCCACGAAACAACTGCTGCACCGAAGTTGAATTTGAAGCCATCACGGAAAACCTTGAGCAATTCACGTGCCCAGCCGTAGCGAACAGACTGGTCACCAAGTGCAGTCTCGAATTGCAGTGCTTGTGACTGATTGGCAGGGTAAGACACCACGCCAAAGATGGGATACGACGTCAGATACACGCCTGCTTGGTATGCCACAGCAGATTCAATCTGCGGCATGATGATGGGCACAGTCATGTCTTGCAGTTTGCGAGAATCGCCAGACATGTTTGCACGCACAGCACGAATATGCTCTGCTGTGGTGTTGAGTTGCCGCTGATACGCGCGGTCACGATAGCGCAACAGGGCACGGAAATCAGACAGTGAACTGCCGCCACGATCTGCACAGTCAAGTGCGTAGTTCAGAAGCTCTTTGCGCTGCTGAAGATTGAGCGTATTGACCAGAGAAATGTTGGATGTTGCCATGGGTGGCTCCTTGGAAGGTTAAAACGGCAGGGAAAGAGAAGAACTGTGGGAGCTTTCCACGTGCTCAGCATCCACATCGAAGATGTTTTTCACGATCAGATGTGCATAATCTCGCATGAGTTCTTCTACATATCCAATGGGATCAATTATATCATCTGTGTTGTTGATTTTCAGCGGGTTCCAATCCATGATCTGCGCCAGAACTGTGCTTCGCACATCAGGATGCAAATAGATTTCGCCTGCAAGCAAACGGAGAAGTCCGCGCTTGATACGATTGTTCTTGGCTTGGCCCTTGGGACTGAGTTCTACGAACTCAAAACCGCTGATTCCTTCCTGCTCACAGTAGTATTCAAACCAATAGAGCAGAGTGGATTGATATGCTACGCCTTCGACAGCAATGAGTCTTGTGTTATTTTCTATACCTAGTCGAATAGCGTTTTTGATGGTATCCAGAGGAGAAAATGTGCCATGTAATAGCTTATTAAATATTGGTTTGCCATCACATACAGCGTAATGTGAGATAGTGCAGTCATCTGACGTCTTCTTCCCTGCTGATGGATCTATGATGATGAACGAACCTTCTGGATCTGCATCCTTGTAGTATTCCGGGAGTGCAGGAATGCGGGAGATATCAATGCCGCTGGCGGCTGCGATATCTGTAGAGTTCAGAATTTCTGAGATAAAAATGTCTGCATGCCCCATCTCGGCATCAGACTGATATTCGCTAAGAAGTTCTTCAATGGGACGAAGCTCTTCCCAGAGTGAACTGCCGTCTGCAAGAATGCCACCGACAATGAAAGAAGTCCACTGCGTATTGTTCTTGAGTTTCTCCAGAATGCAATTCTGGGGGTACATGTTGCCGACGTAGATATAGGTACAGCCATCATTCGACCGTGCCTTCATCAGCGTGCCCAAAATCCACTTGAGCAGTTGATCACTAAGGTCTTTGTTCTCAGAAGTTTCACGCTTCTGTACGTCGTCCATGATGATAACGTCAGGACGCTTGTTCTTTCTGTTGATGCCTCGGACTGCTGTTCCTGCGCCAATGGCGCGCAGAATAATATCGCGTCCGCGGAAGCTGAAAACTTTAAGCGCCTGAGTGTCTACTTCTACGGTTGCTTGCCAGTTGCCGAACAGTTTGCGGATGTTGGGGCTTCCCAGTAGGTCGCAGATATCAGACAGCGTGTTGACTGCCAAGTCTTCTGAAGCGCCGACGATGAGAATGAATTGCTTGTGAGAAAAGAGAATGTACCACAGGCACAGCAGCTTGATGAACGTAGTCTTTGCAAAGCCGCGGGGAATGCCGATGGCATAGCGCTCTAGCTTCTTCGTGAAGCCTGTGAGAAGCGCAAAAAGTGTGAGGTAGAATGGAGGGAAGTTATAGGTGAATTCTTCTGGTGCCGCAAGCATGCCCAGAAAGTTTAGATCTTGGCGTGTGAGTTCCGCAGCACCTTGTGCACTGGTGCCAATCTCAGCGGTGTCAGATACGGAACTCATCAGTCTTTTAGCGCCAGGAACTGCTGGAGTGTTAGGCCTGAACCTGTCGTAAGACTGCGATCAATGTATTGCCAAACGGCAGTTGCTAGACTTTGTGGGCTCAAAGCTTCTGCAGAAGTTGCCAGGCCAGTCATGTGACCTACCGCGTAGGAAGGCGCAGATGCGCTGAAGCTCATCGTTGCGGCGCCAGTGAGATTGGCAATCGCTCCAAGAGTTGGAATATTTGTAAAGATGCTAAAACTTGCTAGACCAGTTGTGCCAATAGTAGCACGTAGAATTGGAGTATTTGTAAAGATGCTGAAGGTAGCGGTGCCTGTCGTACTTACGATCAAGCCACCTACAGCCGCAGCAGTAAATGTGAAGCTGGCAGTACCAGTCGCTACGAGGCCTCGTATTCCTGAGGCTTGCGCAGTTATGGAGATTCCAAGCGTGCGTGAGGATATGCGACCTGCACGATATGGCAACACCCAAGCAGCTGGAGCAGTCAGACCACTGGGAATACCTGCAAGCTGGAACGGTATTCCTTCACCTACAGTATGATTCCGCCGTTCTGATCTGTTCCACATTGCTCGCAAACCAGCAACCCCACCGCCAATTTGACGGAGAGGAAGCTGCGCGAGCAATGCTGTATTTTGCTTAAGAGCCATTAGCCCCACCCAAATTCAACGCCGCCGTAGAAGTTCGTGTTTGCCGCCGTGGCCGCGCCTGCAAAGTAGAGCCACGTCAGGCAGGCGCCGTCCATGACGCGAGGCAGGCTCGGCAGTTGGTTGAGCAGATCTCGCTCGGCAGCGACGGACACGGTGGTCAGCGGCAGCGTCAGCAGCGGCCTAGCCAAGCACAGCGCCCCGGTGCCGGTGTTGGCAGCAGAGAACGTAACCGTCGCCACCGTGGACACGCCCGTGTCGCCCGAGGCCAGGGGCAGGAAAGGCCCGTAGTTGTTCGCCGCCGTGCCGCTGTGGCTGATGTGACTCGACAGCGCCGAGGCGGTCATCGCCACCGTGACCGGCAGCGACCGACCCGAGGTGGGCGTGGTGTTGGAGTAGGACAGCGAGATGTTTTGGGCCGTCGCGCCCGCAGCAGACGTCTGCACCCAGAAAAGTCGGCATCCCGCGCCGTTGGTGTAACGCAGCGTGGGCGTGCCGGTGAGGGTTTGTGCCGTGGCCGAGTTGTTCGTGATACCGGGCCAGTAGCCTTGCAGATCCACCAGCATCAACTGAGCAGGCACGCCCGTTGCCACCGATGTGATGGCCGAAACGTTCAGCACATGCTTGGTGTCAGGCGAGACGTTGCCGGCATGCGGCAGGCCGAAAATCTGCGTGCCGTTGCCAGTGGTTTCGTCGCAAGTGCGCCACGCCAGTGCAGTGCCAGCCCAGGCGTTCGCCACCGGGGTGCCCGCCAACCCACTGAAGTCATACCACCGACCCGCCGTGTAAGCGGACGCGCCCGTGATCTTGTTCCAATCGGTGCGGTTGAACTTGCCGCTTGTGATCTCGTTGACGAGATCGTCCATTGAGGAAAATGGCATGGTGCCCCCTTATGTCCAAATGAATTGCGCCTGACCAACCATCGGCAATATGAGACTGGTGTTGGTGGACAGGTTGAAGATGTAGTTGAGGAAAGCGCCGTCATAGATTCTGGGCAGCGCCGCTTGTTCGCGCAGGAAGTTCTTTTCGACCGTTGACGACAACTCATTGGCCGACATCGTGAATAGCGGCTTGACCAACACCATCACGCCGAATCCACCCACACCGGACGCAAGTTGCACAGACTCCACAGACCGCACACCTCGATCCCCGTCGGCAAGGGGGAGGAACGGGCCTAGCGCGGTCACGTTGGTGTTGACGCTGGAACCAATGACAGCAATACCACCCGATGTCCGGTACGCTGCCGTGATTGTTTTGGCAACACCATCTTGGTTGGTGTAGTTGACTGTCATGCTTGCAGCCGCGCCGGTTCCGGGCGTCTGCATCAGCATCATCATCCGCGTACCCTCGCCGTTTGTGTAGCGCGGCAGGGTGACGTCGTTGGTCAAAAATTGCTGGTCCGTGTCGTCCAGGTCGATGTACGGGTAAAACAGCAGGTAGTCCAAAAAGTACACCGAGGCCAGAAAACCAGTCGTGCCGCCATGCGTCAACGACATGCTGAGCAGATATCGCTCCGATGTGGTGCCGGGGCCGACATAGATGCTGTTGTTTCGCTGGCCGATCAGTTGCGTGGCCTCCAGCGCGTTGCCAACGTATGCGTTGTATGACGGAGTGCCGCTGCCGACGCTGAAATCGCTGAACGGGTTAGTCCCGAAACTACCGTAGACGGAAGTGCGGATGAAATGCTGGATGTGATGCCGCCCTTGCTCGACGGCAGCGGCCACCTCGGCGACGGTCTTAAACGGCATCTGGTTCCTCCAGCGGCATCCACTCCACCTCGTCGGGTGACCACTCCACGCCCCCATCGGGGTGCTCTGAGCACTGAGACAGCTCGGTGTCTGTCAGCGTCAGCAGTTCTCGGCAGTGGGCACAGCGGTAGATCATCAGTCAGCCTGAATAGCCAGATCGCCAGGAGCAAACTGCGGCTGAATGCCAGAAGACACATTCAGGGTGCTGCCCAGCGCGCCGGAAATCATCATGTTCACAGCGCCGCTGGCAGTATCCACGACTGCAAAATGCGTCAAAGCACTGCTGCCACCAGTACAAACTGGCAACTGCATCAGCACTGCATTGTTGAATGTGGACCCGTTGTCAGTCCATGCAGTTGACTTGGTGATGGCCAGCCGGGAATAGCCAGTGTATGTGGCTTCTGCTGCCAGGGATGCAGTCTCGCCAGGATCAGCAGTAAATGCTGCGAGATATTGCGTAGAACCTGCACGATAGGAAGGATCAGTTCCTTGTAGGAACATTTTCAGCGCAGCATTCTCAGTTGCGTTTGACAAGGACATGAGTCAATCT